CGTTCTATCTCCTTACAAACCAAAAATTAACGAGAAAGCGATGGCCTGACCTTTAGTCGCACCCGTCGCTGCTGGAGTTGCCCAAGTGGGAGCACCGCCTGTTGTTGCTGTTAGAACCTGACCAGTGGTGCCTGCTGCTGTAGCTACAGGAACAGCCCCCGCACCGCCGCCATACACAATACCATACTGCGTAAGCGCAGCCGATGACGCCAATACCCCTGATGCTGTGTACGCAAGGACGCCGCCAGAAGTGCCTGAAGCTAAGTTTGTACCGCCGTTGGCAACAGGGAGAATACCCGCAACGCCCGTAGCCAAATTTACCGTGGGGTTAGCCAGCGTAACCGCCGCACCTCCACCCGCGCCATCGGTTACTATCATCGCCTTTGTGCCGGTCGCAATGGTTACCGTAGCACCGGAGCCTTGTGATATCGTAATCGACTGACTGCCGGTTGTGGCGTTCTCAATGATCCAGACCTTAGACACCGTATTCGGCGCCAGTGTCACGGTACGCGTTACAGTCAACGACACCGCAGAGGTAATCTTCAGGTACAGCGAGCGGACACCGTCCGCCGACGCATCAGGCATCGTAAATGTTTCGTTAGCGTCCGCCGCCATCTGCTTGGTGCCAAGGCTAAACGCGTCAGCGATCAGGGCGAGGTTGGTGTTGGTGCTGGTGCCCCATGTCCCATCTTCGTCGCCCGTGGTGATCTCTTTAAGTCGTAGATCATTTGCAAAAGTTGGCATGTTAGCTCCTAAGCCGCTTTATCTATGTTGACCCATGTGGGGGTCTGAGCGTCGTTTATGTTAACCCAATTTGGTGTCTGTGTGTCGTTGACGTTTGTCCATCCAGCTATTCTAACGGTACCTACTGCGCCTACACCAGCAACGCCGGTGGGCACGACTATGTCACTGACTATAAAGGTAACAGCGCCTATGTTACCAACACCGGAAACCCCAACCGCAACCACCGTCCGGTTAATCGCTATGGTGACACCCTGCACCGCGCCAGTACCTTCCACGCCGGTAACAATTACGGCTGCGTTGTAGGAAGGCGTAACGACACCAACAGCGCCTAAACCTTGAACACCCACCGGCGTAACATTACTATTTATCTGCAGCGTGATGTCGCCAACAGCACCGTTACCTTCGACGCCCGTTGGGATAACTGAGTCGTTTACCGCTATTGAAACATCGCCAACAGCACCCGTGCCTTCAACGCCGGTCACCGTAATGTTCTTAAAAACTCTAAGCTCAACAGTACCAATAGCGCCGTCGGCGTGGACACCAACAGGGATAACAATATCGTCAACTTGGACGATAAAGCCCCCCATCTCACCGACACCCTCTACACCTGCGGGGATAACACTGGAGTTTATTAAAAAAGCTACTGTGCCTACGGCGCCCGTGCCCGCGACACCGTCCACCTCGTAAGCAGGGGCTATGCCCCCGAAGCCATTAATGCCCCAAGCGCCTTCACCCCAACCTTTAGTGTAGGTAGTGGCGCCCATGACTTACCTCAAGCAATCCGAATAATCGCAGTCGAGGCAGCAGCAGTAGGCATTTGAATCTGAAAATCACCGGAACTTACCTGCTGGTCACCACCAAAACTCAACACAGCGCAAGCCGGATCGCCTGCAGCGGTATCGTTGTAAATCAACGCGCCAGAGGTGGTGAAAGTAGCTGCGCTCCACGTAGTATCCGCAAAGTCACAGACTGCTGTGGTGCCAGAAGCCACCGGCGTAACGGAGACCAACGTGTTGCCGCCGGTGGTGTATCCACTGCCACTTCCAAGCTCGTCAGAGCCAAGGTCACCGTAAGCGGTGGTCGCAGCGCCAAAGGTGCCAGAGCCTGCAGCAGCAGCCTTGAGCAGAGCAATCTTAAAGGTGTTACCTGTAGACGCAGTGAAGTTGTGTACGCCACGCAGCACTTCAACTTTGAAGCTGGTGGGCATTGCGGTTGTTATGCTAATAGGCATGTTAACTCTCCAATAATTTTACAAGTTCCGGGTGCCCAGCGGCGCGGAATTTATTTGCTAACGTGGTGTGGTTAGACCGCACCGCTTGTCTCATGTAATGCACCAGCACCCCACGAATATCGTTTTTAAAGGCTTCGGCCTGATCGCGGATGACCGGGTGGCAGTTGCCGCCCACGGACACAATCTTGTTTAGCGCCTGCTCTGCCAGTTCTTCAGGCGTAAAGCCCCGTCCGGACACTAGAGCCGCCTTGATCTCGCCTATTTCTGCCCCACCAAACGCGCTAAGCATTGCCTATCTTCCTCTTTACTTGACCATCACGGTATGCGTCTCCACGCAGTTTACCGTCACCAACTTGAATAAGCAAAGTGAGCGCCTGTACGTACAACTTCTCGTACAACGCCACCATGTCAGGCTCACCCTTCTGGAAGCGTATTGCTTCAACCAACGCGCCGTTAAGCAACGCAGAATCAAACTCATCCCCAAGCCACGTGGTGCCGGCCGTCACAATAGACTCTGGGTAGTACGAGAAGTGAATCTCGGAGTTGTAGTTTGCGTTAGGGGTCGGACCAAGAATAAACGTATTCTGGTCAAACACCGCGTAGTGCTTGGGCTTGCCGGTATCATTAGGCCCGGGGTATGCCTCGCGTATGAAGTTCACGTCTTTGTTAAGCAGGAACTCATAGTCGCCGTCAGCGTCAATAACCGCCAGAGAGTAGACGTACAACATGCCGGTGGGCATCGTTAAGTACTTGTTGCCAGAGGTCAGCGAACCCGTTTGATTCTTACGAAACGCAGGCAGCTCTACCGTCGTGTAGATTTTTTGCTCTGCTTGTTGAGTAAACATAGCGAGCTGGTCTGCTGTGAACGTCTGTACGCAGATGTCTTCTATGTTTTGAGTCAGTTCGCTGTAGTTCACGGTCTACCCCTTACGCCATTGGGCCACGAGCCATCGTGCCCTTGGTCGCTGCGCCGTTACCGCGGGTCTTAACACCGCTGCTTTTTACATCAATCGGCTGGTTAACGGTGTCTACTTTGTACACCGTCGGTATCACCGGCATTACAACGACTTTTGGTTCCTTGGTGCTGTTCTTCATGTTCATCTCCTAAGATATAACTATTCTTACGTAGCCTACAGTGCCGCCAGAGCTTACCCCAAGTACCGGGAGGATCAACGCTCGCTCTTCTGGGAACTCGTTAAAATCAGGTCTTGGGTTTCGCAGTGCCTGCGGGTCATCTACAGGAAACTCACCCAAATGCAGCTGCGGGTGATCCGGGTTCCAGCACTCAGTGCACGCCATGACGTTGGTGTTTCTGCCTTTAACAATCAGCTCTCGCAGTTCTCTTAGCTTGTAAGTGAACCCGCACACATCACAGATTGATAGCGACTTCTGACCCGAAGCATACCTGCTGCTCATGGCTACCTCGTATAAAACATACGTGGTACGAAGCGAACGGGTGCTTTCTCACGATCTTCGCCCGCCGCCAGTTCAAACTGACGCTCGTATTCTGCCTGAATCATCGGTACACGCGGCATCAAGGCCGGGTCTTTCTGCGCAATGTAGTACGCCAGACCTGCCACTAAACACGGCAAGAACCGGAAGTTTACATCGGGAGTCTGCACACCACTGCCAGCGTCCTGAATCCTGCGCATCCGCCAGTACTTAATAATGTAGTAGGGGGCGAGGATCGTACCTTGGTCTGGCACAGGCCACAGAGTGACCGTGGGGTTATCCCGGGCGCGATCAATATACAGCTGAATCGGCCGACCTTGGTTCAGTTTGTTAGGGATAGTGGAGTAGGTAGAAACGCTTATCCGTGAGATGTTCAGGTCTGACTGAGTAGACGCATTACCCGCACCGGTGCGCACAACGTGCTCAAGCAGGTCTATAGTGTCGGCCGGTAGGTTGTACGTGGCAATACCTTGACCGAGGTTTATCGTGCCTTCCTCAATCGTCCACATGTTAATGCCGCGGTTCTGCCACTCAATAGTCAACAGGTTCATCGACCGTCTTGCGGTGCGAAGGTCGTACCCCGAACGCATCTCACGCCCAGCACGCTCCCACGCCTCTTCCGCAATCTCGGTGAAGTCTAGGTTAAACGCTGTGGTCCCGGATGTCGGCATTATCTTTTCCTCTTCAGCGGGTCAACCCGTTTGGGCGCCCCAGCTGGTTGTCCCAAATTCTTCTTTTGGGCTATTCTGGACTTTTTTTCCGCCGCAGTCATTTCGCTTGAGGTCTTCGGCGTTTTCTCGGAGACCCGCTTGCTCGGTCTGCAGTAGGGCGTGCCGCGTTTTTCACCTTCTTGGCGACCACACGCCTTGCCGGTGCGTACATCTTTCCAGTCTTCTTTGAACCAGCGCTTTAACGACGCACCTTTCTCAGTCTTGCGAACGGCCATTTTAGCCGCCTCGCTTACGACATTTGGCTATGGCACCAGAAGCGTAGGCCGATGGGAAAACTTTGTATTGTGCCTTCACCTTATTGTAGCAGGCGTCTTTGACGGTGCCGCCTTTCTTAAAGGAAGCTCCCGGCTTTTTATCGGGGGCAACCGCCCCCATCCCGCGACAGGGCATCATACTTAGACCATCTTGCCTTTGGTGTGGCCCTTAGCAACTATACCGTCAGCGCGAGTTACACCGCCTGCAGCGTAGCCTTTCTTCGCCATACCACCAGCCATCATTTTCTTGGGGCCGCAAGCAGAGCCGCCTTTAGCCATTTTCTTTGTTGGGCCAGAGCCTTCCATGTCCATACGCTTACGTGGGGACATCATCTTCATATTCATCATTTCTTTGCTCCTTTAGCTTTACGCTTATCGGCATTGTTGAATTCTTTACCAACTGACTGTGGAACACCAACCTGCCTAGCAAACTTCGGATTGTTCGCCACTGCGGCCATGAACTTTCGTTGTCGTTTGGATACAGTAGGCATGATCTACCTCAGCAATTCCAAGCCCGCAGGCTCTTATTTATCCGACTGTTTGGGTCACTGGCGGTCTTACTGCTCGTGTTCTTGGCCTTCATGCCTTTCATTCTGGCGCAAAAAGACTTTCGTCTGGCTGCGTCTTTGTCGGTTTTAGGCTTTGGCGCAGGGGGTTTAAGGTTCATACCCTGAGCTTTCGCAGAGGCGCGACCCTTGGCGTTTAGCCCGCCTTTAGGGTCTTTGCCTTCCTTACGAGTCCACGCTGGTGATTTAGCCACAGAACACCGTCACACTTGTGATTTCACTTAGGGTCATTACCGCAAAATCTGTTCGATTATTGCGAGTGGTTAAGATACCTTCCCCCGGAATAATAATGCTATCGGAGAATGCGGTGCCCGTCGGGGTATCTACCTGCAGCAACAAAGCCCCAGTAGAACCGTTCAGGTTAAACTTTATTGACCCCGCGGTTGCGGTTGCAACGTAGTACAAGCCCTTGATCCGCGTACGGGGGAGCGCCAGAGAACCAACAGAACCGATCTTCACGTTGCCCGCAGAGGCACCGCTTGCCGTGATTTGACTCACCACCGTGTAGAAGTTAGCCGACGTAGCCACACCGACGTTAGCACCAGTCACCACTTC